CCTCGGGTAGAGCAGGCTCATCCCGTTTGGCAGAATAATCTGCTCCTTGCGGAAGGTCAAACACTTATGAGTGTACTCCTTGCCGCCATACAGTGAGGTCTCTATGAGCCCACTGCACATGTCCCAAAAGCTGGTCACCGCATGGGCGGTGGCTCGGTACACGTCGATGATTTTCTTCGCTACGACACAGTGTATAAGCAATTCACCTTCGCTGCAAGTGTGGGGGATTTCCCGCATCTTGGTCAGGTTCTCCTCCCAGTCAACAAAGCGCTGGACGTACTGCTGAGACACGCCAAGCTGCCGCGCATCCGCCTTGGTATAGCGCAGGGGAGGAGCCCCAAGGAAGCCCACCAGTAGCTGCGCTGCGAACGACGCCCAGCCTAGCCCATACCCTGCACCCAGCAGCGCTGACTTGGCCGACTGCCGGTGGATGGGGTGGCTGTCCTTGGTCATGCCGGGGATGCCGAACATCTGCGCACCAAAGGCAGCATACGGGTCGCCTCCGGCTCGGAAGATGTCCAGCATCTCGGTGTAGTCCGACAGCCACGCCAACACACGCGGCTCAATCTGGGACAGGTCGCCCACCACCAACTGCGTCCCCTCGGGGGCCATGATGGCCTTGCGCAAGAACGACCCACGTTTCAAGTTCTGCATGTTGATGGCGCTGCCCTTGGATGCCGTCCACCGCCCCGACAGTGCCCCGTAGTAGCTCAGGGGTACAGGCAGCGTGCCGCGCTGCGCAATGTCGAGGAACCGTTGCGCACGGGTGCGCTCGGTCGTGGACTTCACCTTCAGCCGCGCCTCACACAGCAGCCGCACATCCTCGTTGCTCCCGTTGAGCAGGGCTTGAAACATGGCGTCGTTCTTTGCCAGCGCGTAGGTCTGCTTGCCAGTGGTCTTGCTCTTCTTCATGGGCGGGGCCACATGCAAGGACTCCAGCAACTGGGCGAACTGCGGGTTGGATGCCAACGTCAACTCACTGATGTCGAGCTTCTTGAGCAGGGCTTCGCGGTTGTCACGCTCGTCAATCAACTCCTTGGCCAGCATGTTCTGGTCTAGCACGAGCATGGGCCTCGTGTACATCTTCAGCGTCATGTCAATAAGCCGTAATTCCGACGTAGGGTAGCCCGTAATGAAGTGTTTGAAAATTTCTTCGCACAGGTATACATCATGCGCGCAGTAATCCGCAAGTTCGACTTCAATATCTTGCGTGAGGACGACCACTCCGTCAGTGGAGTGAAGAGCTTTGCCCTTGGGTGGAAGCGAGAAATCGGACGCAAGTTTGGCAAGTGAGTTACCAACCCCCACGCCTCGTAAAGCTCTTCCCATTGATAGCGTATCGAAGATGAAAGCGGGTTCAACCCCGTACCGCCAAGAGAGTATGGAGACGTCGAATTGGGCGTTATGTGCCAAGACTGCTGTCCGTCCCCAGTCATATGTCGATAGGATTCGATGAAGCTCATCTCCTCGATACCACTGAGTTCGTAAGTCGGTTCCGAAATCATGGATGCAAGCCCCGAATGCCAGAAAGCGTGGGTCACGTATGTACTCCTCAGTGGTCATCTTGGACAGCGTGTACTCTTTGCTGTCCCAATAGGTTTCAAAGTCGATGGTCAGTATCCGGTCGTAGGGGGCGCTCAATTCATCATCCCCTTGGGTGGCCGACCGTCCATCACCGATGCGTACATCTGCTCCTGCGCAAACGTCACCATCCCCAGCGACTCGGCCATGTCTGCGTTGACTGCGCCCAACGCGACGGTGTCCTCAGTCTCCATAATGAGCACGGCTTTGTATCCGTCCTCTGCTGCCATACAGCGGGACAGGATGTCCATGTACTTGGCAAGCATCATGCGCCTGTCCAGCGGCAACGCGTCAACTCGGTTGCTTATCTTCTCCCCCCACAATATCATTTCTTGTTCATCCATTGGATAGTTTCCTTTAGTTGGTCTAGGTTCAGTTCATTGACTACCATTGATACCCCTCCGGCAGTCTTGATTTTTTCTAAGTGCGCGTCTTGTAGCGCGGTGGTTTTTCCCTTTCCTGCTTTGGCTTCCACGGCTAGGAAGCGCCCGTTCACACACGCTAGGAAGTCAGGGACTCCAGCGTTGCCGTACCCGGAACCAATCGGCATGGCGTAGTACACGCCACCGTCTTGCAGTATCACTTTGATTTTGTTCTTCACTAACTTTTCTGGTGTTGCTGCCATCTGTGTTCCTTAAAATAGGTGAGGGGGAAAGTAGTTTCAGCGCCCCCTCGGTTCGCTGTGACGGAACGGCAGTTCGGTAATCTTCAAATAGACGGGGCCAAACTACCACCAAAACCTGTTCGCAACTACTAGGCTTGCAGGCGTTGGCCTATGAACCCCGTCTACATATTCAGCACTTCGTTCAGCTTTTTCAAATAGTGGAAGGCTTTGGCCGCATCGTCGCTGCCGTCCTTGCGCCCTTGGCGCATGCTGTACTTGATGATATTGCCTTTCAAAAAGCCGATGAACTCGTCATCTGTCAGCACGTTCTGCATCACAGTCCACGGCTGCACTGGCATATCTTTATAGTGTGTGCCACCCACTTGTTCTTGGTCTGCGCTCATTTTTTCTTACTCTCTTTCTTTGGTAAAGGTATGCGGTCAAATGTGCCCGGCACAGGATGCCAAGCGCTGGTTGGCCCAAGGTACTGCACTGCCGATTGCTCGTCAGGTTTCAGCCACTTGTGCACGATGTTCTCCGTGACCGGGATGGAGATGCGTCTGACTTCGGGTACGTACCCCACGGTGTTGCCTTCGGCGTCCAACTCAAACAAGACAGTCGGGTTCTCGCAGCGTTTATGCCGTAGCATCAGCGCCTTGTGCTTGGGGTTGCAGTCCGCGCAGTACCCCGCGCTGCCCAGCCCCGTAATGCGGGCGTTGTTCTTCCACTCATCGAAGCGTGCCTGACTGTCGAAACACTTCGGGTACGGCGGCTTCTCTTCAATCACCTTGCTTCTCTTTCATATGGCGTAGCGCACCATACATCAGCCGTGCGCAAATGACGGCATCCATTGCCTTGGTCATCGCCAGTTCCAGCTTGCCATCCAGCACAGCATCGTGTGCGTCCTTGAGTGCCTTCTCCGCATCCATGCATGGCTTGGCGTAGTCGATGATTACTTCAGTTGTCATTCACTTTTCTCCTTTAGTTTAGCTTTGAGCGCTTTGTTCTCGCGCAGCAGGTCATCAATCACGCGCAGGTTGTCTGTGCGCCTTTCCTCCAACACAGTTATCACGCGGCGCAAATCGTACTTCAGGGCGTCCAGTTTATCTACCAAGACATCGGCTTGATACCAAGCGTAATCACTGTTAATGGCTTCCGTTGTTGCGTCATCCTCGGTCACGCTTTGCTCTGTGATGGGGTGTAGCCAGTCCGGTTCAGTGTTCATGTGTTTTCCTTCAAAATTATTCGTTCCAGTATCACCATTGCCGTGCCTACATCCTCAACCAAGTAGTCGGGCATTGTTTCCTTTTGGCTGAACGCCCACGACTCCATCGCGCTCAACAGTTTAATAACGCGCAGTGCTTCTTCTTTGGTCATGTGTTCTGCTCCTTCAACTTAGCGTTTATCAGGCGTGTAAAGATTCGGGTGAACTCCCTGCTGCCGGCACCAATCATGTGCCGTTGCGTTTCAACAAATAGGTCATCAGCATCGGCATCAGTGAGGTTTACCCACGGCTTTTTGTAAACCTGTGTGTCATCGTCTTCGTCATCCATTGTTCTTACTCCTTAACTTAGCTTCAATTTGGTCAAACAGTTTGCGGGTATAGCCCTTGACGGGCGTGTCGCCCCACGTCCCAATGATTTCTTTAATCTCCTCATCCGTCAGCCCTACCCATTCGCGCTTTGTCTTCTGCGCTGGCTCCAGCCAAAACAGTTCGCCAATTTGCGCTGCTGTGTAACTTCCAAAGTTATTAGCGCTCCACTTAATAAGAGTTTTACCCGTTGTAGATGTTGCCCACACTGTGCAAAGTTCATCCGTCTCAATGCACCGTAAAATGTCACCACGGCGCAGGCTTACAGGCTGCGGCTGCACACTCGGCGGGTGGGTATAAAGGGGCTTGTATGTCCACCCCTCAAGCAAATGCCCTTCTGGGTTTTCGTAGTGGATGTCATCCTCCTCTCCGTATGCGTTAATCGTCATCCACGCCACAGGCTCCTGCGCTGGCTGTGCTAGGGCTTCTTTGATGGCGATGATGGCTTGCTTTACCAAACGACAATCGTATTCCCGCCACCCTATACCATTG